AGATTTCTGTAGGACCAGACTATAAGTCAGGAGCGATGCACTATCTGGTGGGTCAAGAAATTTTAAATGGTAATTATTTTATTCACCTCATACAGCACGACACTAGTAATGACTCGATAAAGATATGGATTCAACGTAAAGACGAAATCTTGCTTTGGAAAGAGTTTGGCGCTGAGGTACCTGTATCTATAGAATATAATATTAACTTTTAATGCGGTCCCCTTTTTACTTTATCGTAGAGCCTTTAGAAGGCAAGCGGTATAATAACTCTAAGGACATCTCAGGTATGGATTTTATTACGAGCTCCTCACAAGAAAACCACATGGCTTCTAACAGAGAGGCTGTAGTAATATCAACACCTATTAATTATAAAGGTCCTGTATCAAAAGGAGATATACTTCTGGTGCATCACAATGTGTTTAAGTTTTATTATGACATGAAGGGAAGAGAGAAAAGCGGTAAGAGTTATTTTAAGGATAATTTATTTTTTGTAGATAACGAGCAGTTTTTTTTATACAAACAAAATGATCAGTGGTTTAGTCACTATAAGTATTGTTTTGTTGAACCTATTCCAGCAGAAGAATCTTTCTTAATGAAGAACTTTGATGAAGAACCTTTGATGGGTAAGATGAAATACCCTAATGCTTATCTAGAGTCTAAGGGTGTGCGTAAAGGAATGAAGGTTGGCTTTAAGCCTGAGAGTGAGTATGAGTTTGAGGTAGACGGAGAAAAGCTTTACCGAATGTATGATCATCAGATAACATTAATGCTATGAGCTCAGAGTTATTGAAAATACAAATTATAGAGGCTGGGCGTAAAGCTGTAGAACAGCTTATAAAAGTTGCTAAAGAGGATATAATAAAGCCTGATCCTGAAGATGATATAGCAGCAGATAAATTAAAAAACGCAGCAGCCACAAAAAAGCTTGCAATATTCGATGCTTTTGATATATTAAACAAAATAGACGCTGAGCAAGAAAATATTAATATGAGTCTTGAAAATACCAAGACACAAACAAAACAAGGATTTGCAGAAAGAAGATCAAAATAGATTATATAAAAAAGTTGATGGTTATGTTTTAAACCGTATTGTAAAGGCAAAGAACAAAGCTAAGTCTTGGATTTATGGGTATAGCGAAAAGCACAATGTTGTAGTTATATCTAAGACAGGAGAGGTGGGCGATGTTATAAACATCAATGGATTATACATAGCGCTACCGCCAGCTCCAAAACAAATATTTAAAAGGTCTGAAACCTCAGCAAATCAATACTGGGAAAGAGAGCCTATACCCAAAGAGTTAAATAGAATACCTTCTATATTCCAGTGGAATGAGATGCCTACGCCATTTAAAGATAAGTGGGTAGATTATATAGAGAAAGAATTTGACAGAAGAGACTTAGGTTTTTGGTTTTATAACAACAACGTGCCTACGTACATGACAGGTTCGCACTACATGTATTTGCAGTGGACAAGTATTGACGTTGGTTATCCAGATTTTAGGGAGGCTAATAGAATTTTCTTTATTTACTGGGAAGCGTGCAAGGCTGACAATAGATGTTTTGGCTTAGACTACCTTAAGATTAGACGTTCAGGGTTTTCATTTATGGGATCGTCAGAATGCGTGAACACGGGAACGCTAGCTAAAGATGCTAGGGTAGGAATACTATCTAAGACCGGATCAGATGCGAAGAAAATGTTTACTGATAAGGTCGTGCCTATATCTACTAGACTGCCTTTCTTCTTTAAGCCTATACAAGACGGTATGGACAAACCTAAGACAGAACTTGCCTTTAGAATTCCAGCCTCTAAGATTACTAAAAAAAATATGTATGATAATGTGGCTGATGAGCTATACGGCTTAGATACCACTATTGACTGGAAGAATACAGATGAAAACTCATATGATGGAGAAAAACTTTTGCTTCTAGTACATGATGAAAGTGGTAAGTGGCTTAAGCCTAACAATATTTTAAATAACTGGCGTGTTACTAAAACTTGCTTGAGATTAGGTAGCAAGATTATCGGTAAGTGTATGATGGGATCTACATCAAACGCCCTAAGTAAAGGTGGTGATAATTTTAAAAAACTTTTTGAAGACTCAGATGTAGCTACACGTAATGCAAACGGTCAAACTAAAAGTGGATTGTATTCTTTGTTTATTCCTATGGAGTGGAACATGGAAGGGTTTATAGATAAGTACGGAATGCCGGTTTTCTATAAGCCTGAGAAAAAAGTCTTAGGGGTGGACAATGAGTATATTACTAATGGTGCTATTGACTATTGGGAGGCAGAAGTTGAGTCGTTAAAAAAAGATGCAGACGCGTTAAATGAATTTTATCGGCAGTTTCCTAGAACAGAGTCGCACGCCTTTAGAGATGAGAGCAAGTCTTCATTATTTAATCTTACTAAAATCTATCAGCAGATTGATTACAATGATTCTTTGATAATACAGCAGCATGTTACAAGGGGTAAGTTTTATTGGAAGGACGGTATAAAAGATACTGAGGTTATATTTACCCCAGATAATAAAGGCAGGTTTAGAGTTTCTTGGACGCCAAATAAGTCTCTGTCTAACTTAAAATATTCTAGAAATGGAACCTACCATCCTCTTAATGAGCACATTGGAGCTTTTGGTTGTGACTCGTATGACATCTCAGGAACGGTTGGCGGTAGAGGATCTAATGGAGCTCTGCACGGTCTAACTAAGTTTAGCATGGAGCAGGCTCCTAGCAATGAATTCTTTTTAGAGTATGTGGCGAGACCGCAGACAGCAGAGATATTTTTTGAAGAAGTGCTTATGGCCTGTGTGTTTTATAGCATGCCTATACTTATAGAGAACAATAAACCTCGGCTGTTATATCACTTTAAAAATAGAGGCTACAGAGGATTTTGCATGAACAGACCTGACAGAAGTTTTAATAAACTTTCAAAGACTGAAAAAGAGCTAGGGGGTATACCCAACACGTCTGAAGATGTTAAGCAGTCACACGCAGCTGCGATAGAATCATACATAGAAAAACATATAGGAATGGACCTACAAGGAGTTTACCGAGAATCCTCAGAGATGGGGTCTATGTATTTCACAAGGACACTAGAGGAGTGGGCAAGGTTTGATATTAATAATAGAACCAAGTTTGATGCGAGTATAAGCTCAGGATTGGCTGTAATGGCTAATCAAAAAGGACTATATTTACCTGTACAAAAACAATCCAAAATAAGTCTTAACTTTGCAACGTATACTAATAATGGAAATTATAGCGAATTAAATAGATGAAGGAAGTCAATATAAATATTTCATCTGTAGGTTTTCCGAGTCAGTTTGTATCAGACGCAGAAAAAGCCACCGATGAGTTCGGGTTACAGATAGGTCAGGCAATACAGTACGAATGGTTTAGAAAAGATTCTAATGGATGTAGATACTACAGTCAGTGGAGAGACTTTAACCGACTAAGACTATACGCTCGCGGTGAGCAGTCAATAGCTAAATATAAAAATGAGTTAGCTGTAGATGGAGACTTGTCTTACCTAAATCTTGACTGGACACCGGTGCCTATTTTACCTAAGTTTGTTGACATTGTGGTTAATGGAATGCAGGATCGATTGTTTAAAGTTAAAGCTTACGCTCAAGACGCATTGTCTCAATCAAAAAGAAGTAAGTACCAGGAAATGATAGAAGGTCAGATGGCAGCAAAACCTGTTCTGGAGACCATCAAAGAAGAAACAGGGTTTAATCCATTTATAATGGAACCCGATGATTTACCCTCAACGGATGAGGAGCTGTCATTATACATGAATTTAAATTATAAGCCCGCAATAGAAATTGCAGAGGAAGAGGCTATAGATACTATGTTTGCCGAAAATCACTATCAAGATACGCGTAAGCGAATTGACTATGACCAAATGGTTGTTGGTGTTGGGATGGCAAAGCATGAATTTTTACCAGGATCAGGAGTTCAGGTTTCATATGTAGACCCTGCAAATGTAGTGTACAGTTATACTGAAGACCCTTATTTTAAAGACTGTTTTTATTGGGGAGAAATAAAAACAGTTGGCATTAGTGAGTTAGTAAAAATTGATCCAGATTTAACTAACGAAGATTTAGAAAAAATATCTCAATACAGTCAAAGCTGGTATAATTATTTTAATACAGCACAGTATTATGAGAATGATATATTTTACAGAGACACCTGTACTTTAATGTATTTCAATTATAAGACTACTAAAAAAATAGTTTATAAGAAAAAAATTAATGAAGGTGGTGCTTCTAGAATGATTGAAAAAGACGACACTTTTAATCCTCCAGAGGAGATGCTAGAAGAAGGAAACTTTGAAAAAATAGAAAAGACTATTGATGTATGGTATGATGGTGTAATGGTCATGGGTACCAACATTATATTAAAGTGGGAGCTTGCCAAAAATATGGTGAGACCTAAGTCATCATCACAGCATGCGCTACCTAATTATGTGGCGGTTGCTCCAAGAATGTATAAAGGTGTTATTGAGTCTTTAGTTAGACGTATGATTCCTTTTGCTGATCTTATTCAGATGACACACTTAAAGCTACAGCAGGTAATATCTAGAGTAGTTCCCGATGGAGTCTACATAGATGCAGATGGTTTAAATGAAGTTGACTTAGGGACAGGGGCGGCATATAATCCAGAAGATGCATTGCGTTTATACTTCCAAACAGGTAGTGTAATTGGGAGAAGCTATACGCAAGATGGAGAGTATAACCAAGGAAGGGTTCCAATACAACAACTTACCTCTAACTCAGGAGCTTCAAAAACACAAATGCTATTAGCTAACTATAACCATTATCTAGACATGATACGTTCGGTTACAGGTTTAAATGAAGCTAGGGATGGTTCGTCCCCTAATCCAGATGCTTTAGTCGGTGTGCAAAAGCTAGCAGCATTAAGTTCAAACACGGCTACCCGACATATATTAGACGGAAGTCTTTACATATATCGTACGTTAGCCGAAGCGTTAACGTATAGGGTCGCCGATATTTTAGAATATGCAGAATTTAAAGAAGACTTTATAAATAAAATAGGTAAGTACAATGTCAGTATACTGGGTGATATAAGCGAACTGTATATTTATGACTTTGGAGTTTTTATAGAACTGTCTCCGGATGAAGAGCAGAAGGCTATGTTAGAGCAAAACATACAAATGGCATTATCTAAAAGTAGTATTAATCTTGAAGACGCTATAGACATACGTGAAATTAAAAACTTAAAGTTAGCAAATCAACTTTTAAAAGTTAAACGTAAGGCTAAGCAAGAGCAAGAAGAAAAGATGCAAATGCAACAGCAAGCCATGACAGCACAGCAACAGCTTAAATCTCAAGAGATGGCTGCGCAGGTTGCTATCCAAAAAATAAATCTAGAGGCTCAGGCTCAAATGAAAATAAAACAAGCTGAAATAGCTTTTGAAATAGAGAAGCAAAATAATGAGGCTAATCTTAAAGCAATGCTGATGAAGCAAGAGTTTGCTTATAATCAACAACTTAGAGGTATATCAGAAAATGCATTAGCTTTTCGTGAAGGCGAAAGAGAGACTGCAAAGAAGGATAGAATAAGTCAACAAAATACAGAGCAATCTCAATTAATAAATCAAAGAAAAAACAATTTACCTCCTCAAACTTTTGAATCAAATGAAGACTCTATGGATGGGTTTGACTTAGCGGAGTTTGATCCTAGGTAGCGAAAAGTGTATTTCTTTTTTTAGTAATTTTGTAATAAATCAAATTTAATCAAATGGAAATCAAAGTAAGAGAGGTAAACGACGTTGAATCTAAATCGGTTCAAGAAGTTGAAAACGAATTATTAGAGAAGCATGAAACTCAACAGAAATTAGAGTTTGATGATGTAGAAAAAGTAAAACCGGAAATATCTAGTGATGATAAAATCGATTTATCAAAAACAAAAGAACCGGTACAAGAAAAAGAAGAGGTCTTAGAGAAGGTAGAAGAGCCTACTAAAGAACCTTATCAATTAAAAGAAGAAGATATCCTTTCTTTTATTGGAGAGAGATACGGAAAAGAAATTAACTCTATTGAAGAGTTGATGAGCGCTAGAAAAGATTCGGAAAAATTACCCGAAGACGTAGCTGCTTATTTTAAGTATAAAAAAGAAACAGGAAGAAGCCTGGAAGATTACGTTAAATTGCAACAAGATTTTTCTAAGCTAGATCCTGACTCTTTGCTAAAAGAGTATTTGACAATAACTGAAGAGGGTTTAGACCCTGAAGACATTGACTCTATAATGGAGGATTATGTGTATGACGAAGATCTAGACGACGAGTCAGTTATTAAAAAAACAAAACTAGCAAAGAAAAAAATTATTGCTAAGGCAAAAAGGTTCTTCAGTGAACAGCAGGAAGTATACAAGCAGCCTCTTGAGTCAAGGGAAAGTTCAGCCTCTCAAAATGAAGAATTTCAAGCCTACAAGCAATATGTTAGTAAAGCTAAAACGCAACAAGAAGAAAGTAATCGTAAAGCTGACTGGTTTAGCAAAAAAAGCGATGATTTGTTTGGTTCTGAATTTAAAGGTTTTAAGTTCAATGTAGACAATAACGAAATGCTTTTTTCTCCTGGCAATGCTTCTGAATTAAGAAAAGC